GGAATTCGAGGCGATTGCTCAATTGATTTCCTCTGTTCACCGAAAAAAATGAACTGCTCGAAGACCTGCTGGCTTAGCATGAAAGCAGACATTCCAAACCCAAAGACCAGTGACGGCTTTGGGTCGAAACCTGCCGACCCGAGGGCCTAAGCCGAAGGGCTGCTACCAGCCTCTTTCAGACATTCGCACCAAACACTAGTCCCAGTGCTACGCAGTTCGAACTCTTCTCTCTCAGTTAATTTCTTCATCGCAAACTTCGAATAAAAAATCGCTCATACATAATTCAAAGCATCATCAGTAATCAATTGCATTTTTCCACCCCTTCAATAGAGAGAAAAACATTGCTTGATGATTCAAGAATTTTTTGAGCTGAAGATTGATGTGCAATTTTTAAATTTACTGCCAGCGAGTACTCACGCTCTCCATATATGGAAACTACGTTCAAGCTGTCAACACGACTGTATGTATCAGGCAGCCACCAACAATCTTCGTGAATAACCTTCGAGCCATGTTTGAGTTTCATACGCACAGCCACTTGGCGATCAGCGAAGCGTGCTGAAAACTGCTCAAACACGCGTTTGTCTGAAATCTCAAATCGCTTGCTCTGAATTGGCACCGCTTTCGTGCTTATCTGAGTCACGATCACACTGCCAATCGATTTCTGAGTCTCGACATTGGCATTAATCAAGGTCAATACTTCTTGCAGCGAGTCAAGATAGCCTTGATTCCAAGATGTTTCAAAATTGATTTTGACTTTTGCATTTCTGTCCTCATCAAATTTGAGCTCAGTGTCTTTCAGCTTGACGATCAACGCATTTTCTGGAAACCCTGCGAGGATCTTTGAAACCAACATGTCTTCTTTTTTCTTTTGCTTCACAAAAGAATTCAAACTGTCAGACACCCTCTTCCCATCAATCTTTCCATTCGCTGCATCAGATGAAATGATTCGACTTGTTAACTTGCTTGAAGACACCCACACATCAGCCGTGACAGCCCACTTCTTCCCCACCTGCTCTTGAGCGACGATGGTGTAGTCATCGACATACCCCGAGCTGTAGGAAAGAATCTCGTTTCGCAGGACTCGGTAGCTTTGAATCTCTCGTTCCGCCAAGACCAGTACACCGACACGGTTTTCAATCGCTTGGCGAAAAGCATTCTCCTTGGCTTCTTCAACAGTAAGCCCAATACCTGTAGCCCGAATAGCTGTAGGACGAGCCGTCCGTGGAACTTCAGGAGTAGCGCAGCCTGTCAAAAGAAACAAGCTGCTTAAGCATAGGCAGATACAGCAGTTAACGAAGCCGTTTACGTAACTCGCGGACTGCTTGTTCACTGTCTTTATCCCAACGCACGGTTACTGCAACTGTTTGACGATCAACGACCTTCTCACTCACAGCACGTACGCCTTTAACTATCCCGCTTGATTGACTCGTGATGCTCTCAGTCACTGTCCGAACAACCTCATTTGCATTTTCACGAGTAGCGATGTTTGATTCGACAGTCGAGTCATCATCAGTTGTGCGCACAATTTCTTGTGAACCGATTTTTGACTTCAACCTGTCGTTCGCTTTTTCAACGTTCTTTGTAAGGGTCGTTGTTACACGAGATGTGGATATCTCGTCACTGATAAAGCGATTGAGCTTGACAAAGGCCATGTCATAGGCCACGTCAAAGGCAGTTTCGCGATTCGAATCTGTGTTGCCAAATGAAGGAGCGTACGCTGTTACTTCAATCGCCTTTATTTCCCCTTTGTTGCAAGTCGCAGCTGAAAACCCAGTTCCCCAACTGCACTCCCACTCCAGAGTAATGCCCTGTCGCTTGAAGTTCGTACTCAGACGTTGTCGACCAATTGGTTCCTCTATCTGGAGCTCACTTTTTGATGCGGTTGAGCACCCTGCACTCAAGAGAACAATGAATGCATAAGCAAAAATCTTGTACATATTGAATCCTTTTAAAGTGCTCAAACGAGTTTCAATACGGATTCAATTAGCTCATTAATTTCCTTTGGTGTTGTCAGAAACCATTCGAGCGAGGCTCCTTCCACACGTCTCCCTTTGAGCTCTAGAACACTATGCAGTGCGTTTTGGATGAAACGGGGATGCGCGTGTTCATAGAAGCCCAGCAGTTCTGGAGGCTCAGGTGTATCTGTATACCACTGCCCAAAACGATCAACATTACCTCGTCCAATCACGATGGGATAAGCGTCTGTGCCCTTTTTGTACGCTGGGAATGTGTACCAATAAACGCACTCATGAGAAGATTGAGACGCTTGCTCCTCGTCATAATTTTCAAGCGAACCAAACAATTCAGCAGAAAGACCAACGAGGATTCTGCTTTCGCTCTTGGTGACAGTAAAAAACTTGCGGTTGTCCCGAACCACAATTCCTAGACGTGTTCTTTGTTGTACCCGAGCTTGCTGTTCGGTCTCGTACTTACCAATCAGGTAGTCTTTGTATTCTGGGTACATAGCCCAGATTGCATCAGTCAACTCGCGGAAAGTCAGTGACCGGTTTTGCTCCTGAAGCGCATTGATAGTTTTTTGCCTCAGGCTTGTGGATTCTTTTTCCATAAATTCTCCAAATTTGTACGACACATAGCCACTTCCCATGTCGGAAGTGGATTGAAGCCGTCAGAAAAATCTAAACGGCATCAAGTCTCTGTATCGCCCGCGGCTCTGTCCGCGCAATTCGGAGAACTTGTGGCGTTAGAAATCTAAGTCTGTGATTGCACTAGATCTCAATCGCCACCAAACTGTCCTATTAGGTCAGTCAAGGTAGGAATAGTTTGCCATACCGTTTTAAGAAATTTTCAGATTACTAAGACTTTTTTGAAGATTTCTCTTTGACGGATGTGACTTCAATAGGTTGCAGCTGAAATTGATGAAGCGCCTCCGTGAGATTTTTAGGGGGTGCTGGGCTGTGGTAATGGCCATCCTCGCCCTCCTCACCCCAAGACTTTGTCTCTATCCAATTAGTGTGTTCCTGGACCAACTGAACAAGCTTGTCATGCGGCACCAAGTACCAAGTCTCAGACATAGGGAATGCCATATAAATTTGTTTCCCTTGGTACTTTTTATCGATTGTCAGTCGCCCTTTGAGCTGAACTTTGAGCGTTTGCTCCCCATCGTTGTGATAGGCCAAGAAATCAGCGCCTTGCCAGTCGTCTGCCAACTTAATGCAATTGAAACCGTAGTTGGCCAGTAAGGCGGCAACTTTCTGGAAGTTGAATGCCTCCTTTTGTCGTGCGTTTAATTTTTCGTAAACGATCGGTTTTAAGATTAATTCAGCATCCATAAATTCACTTCACTGATTAGTAGTAAACACCAGATGAACAAGCATCCACCTGGCATTGAACGATTAAGCTTTGCCAAGCTTTTCCCAAACAGCCAATTTGGTCGACAACTTTGTTTGGATGTACTGTAACGCTTGCGTTGTTGAGTCGACCTGATCGTCATATTTTGACCCCGGGAAACTCAACAACTCCTGTCTATAGTCAGGTAACCACACCGCAGCTTTGGGCAAGAACACATGTCCAGCCTCAAACACGTTTGTGACGCTGTAAAGCCTCATCGCTTTGTCATTGCCAGCCAAAGGTTGACAGGAGTAAATACCGATTACACCGTCACGCATCAGATCAGAAATCAATGAGGAACCAGAAGCTTTATCTTCAATCAAGATCTTAGTTGGATTAAAACGTTCAGCAGCATTAATTACTGCACGCTTTAACTCAGGATACTCAGCGCGGATACGGATGACATCTACCAAGTACGCTCGGTGCTTATCGTCAACGACCCAGCTCGTACCAACAGAGTAATCATTGAACTCCCCTGACTTAATGGCTGTATCCCAACTCTGGATGCGGTGTCGAATTTGGTGAGGCAGAGGCACATCATCGTATTCAAGGAGCCACTTCGCTTTGACCATGGCCCCACCCTCTGGAATTGGGTCTTGCTGGTACTGACTAGAGAAGGTGTAATCACCCACCTTCTTTTGAGTGGCTCTCAAACTTTGAATTGACTCACGTTCAGGATGTAGTGGTTTCCCTGCTTTCCGCTCGAACGAGCTACTGCCATATGGGGTGTCAAATTCATAGCGTTCATCACCTACAGCAATTGCAGGAAAAGATACGACAGCCCAGTCATCCATCGCCATAGCATGGCCGACAAGGTCATCCATGTGCAATCGCTGCATGATCATGATGATGCAACCGTTCTCTTTGCTATTGAGTCGACTCAGCAACGTGCTTGTGTACCAACTATTCACAGCATCACGTAACGTTTTGGACATCGCGTCTTCTGGCTTAAGCGGGTCGTCCAAAATAATGAAGTCCGCACCGCGACCAGTTAAAACTCCGCCAACAGAAGTCGACATTCGGCCTCCCGATGCTGTAGTCTGAAAATCTGCAGATCGCATTGACGAAAACTTGCACGCAGGGAACATATCTTGAAACCAGTCGGTTTGCATCACCTTGCGGCAATCCGATGCCAACTTATCCGCCAACGCCTGCCCATAACTTGCACAAATTACTTGTAGGCTTGGCTTATGTCCAAGTAGCCATGCGACGAACGACACAGAAGCCATGTGCGACTTCAAGTACCGGGGAGGAATATTGATGATCAGTCTTTTGATACGGCCATGACGACAATCTTCCAAACGCGCAGCCATGAGTTCAATGTAGGGAGCAATGAGCAGTTTTGTGTCTGGGTTTAACTCATTGAACGCGCATGTCATAAATCCCACGAAATCATGACGCAAGATCTCTAAATATTCCTCGTAACTTACTTTTAGATTTTTTTCCATTTTTTAATTTACATCCTGTGTTGAAACTTGTTTAAAGTTTTGAGCAAGTTCATGCTTGCGCTTTTCATCGCCTCTTAAAGCAATTTCACCCTTCGCCTAGGTGGTGAATTTTTGCGAGAGACATCAATGTTCGACTCTGAACCTGATTCAAGTGAGACTTTGCCTCGACAGTTTTGCATTCGCGCCAAGATGCTTTCAAACGTTCTTTCGTGAAGAGGAAGAAGCACCTTTTTCTCTTGAACAAGACGTGCTCCCTTTTCAGAAAATCCCACACTGGCGGAATGACTAAGCACTAAATTCGTTGCTTTGAGATCGCCTGATGCAGCTTTGTTCACAAGCTGCTTAGCCACGACCTCTTTCTTTCGAACCTTTTTCTGTTGACCTTGCTCCGTGACAGTAACTTTGCTATTGAGTTCTCTCTCAATCACGGTCATGAGACTCAAGCTTCCTCGGGGACGCCCTTTTGGATTTCCGCTTTGACCGGCCTTGAACTGCGTGCGCTTAGGTGGTTTCCCATAACCAATTGCATAGTCTTTTTTATCTGCATTGCTCATACGAGCTCTCCCCTACCCGCTGCCACACGACTTGAAATAGCCTGCTCTTCGAGCGTATTGAAGCTCTTCCCACTAGATACGAGCTTTGCCGTTTTCTTGGTCAGCATTTGCCAGCGTCTGATTGCGGTGTCTACATACAGAGGATCAATCTCTAGGCCATAACAAAATCTTCCCGTCTGCTCTGCGGCTAACAAGGTTGTGCCACTTCCTAAAAAAGCATCGCAGATCAAATCACCTCTGGCAGTGCAATCGCGAATCGCATCAGCTACTAGCGCCATAGGTTTAACTGTGGGATGCATAGACAGCAAATCCCCCTCGCTCCCTTTACGTGACAACGTACTTGCACTTGGGTATTTCCAGACATTAGTCCTATACCGCCCAAAGCGCCCTAGCTCAATGTTGTTTCGGTGAGCACCCTTGCCTTTTTTGTAGACCAGCACCATTTCATGCTGACTACGGTAGAGGGATCCCATACCGCCTTTGTCCTTGACCCAGACGCAGATGTTTTTAAGTTCGTCGTAGACGGTTCCTCCTGCCTCTAGGATTTCAGGAAGGTGACGCCAATCCATGCAGTGGTAGTGAAGAGAACCATCACGACTATGGTTGGCTAGCAAACGCATAACTTTGGTTAAGAACTGAGTGAACTCGACCGAACTCATCTCCCCACTGGCCATTGCGAACTCTCGATGCTTCGCTTTACCGTTTCCAGATACGTGTCCCTTGATTGGCACATTAAACGGTGGATCGACAAAGACCATCCCTATCTCGCGCCCACGCAGCAGCACTTCAAAGGACTCATCCGCCAAAGAACTGGAGCAAAGAATGCGATGGTGACCAAGCTCCCACAAATCTCCTGGTTGAGTTATGGGAACTTGGTTCGAGTCAGGAATGGGGACATCAAGCGCATCGTTCCCAGCTTGAGTGCTGTCTAGACCATCAATGCGCAAGTCAATCTCGCCCATCGTGAAGCCTGTCACCTCCAGATCAAACTCAAGATCCAGCTCTGACAGCTCAAGAAAGATTTCACCGAGCAATTGATCATCCCAACTAGCGTTTTCAGTCAGTCGGTTATCTGCAATTGAAAACGCTCTAGCTTGCGCAGGCGTTAGATGGTCAAGCCTTATAACTGGAGCACAAGAGAGACCAAGCTGCTGGGCCGCGAGATAGCGACCGTGACCAGCCAAAATCATTCCGTGCTGATCAATCAGCAACGGAACATTGAACCCGAACGCCTTTATGCTTCGAGCAATCTGTCTGACTTGACTTACGTGATGTCGACGTGGATTCCTAGGGTCTAAACGGAGCGCCTTAAGGTCTAACTCAACCGTTTGCAACCCTCGATTCGATGATTTTTTGCTTTGCATTCACAATTTCCTTTCATTGAAAGTTGTGAATGATCTGCTCGATGAGATTCCAAATCGAATGGACTTAATTCAGATGGATCAAAAATATTTCTACGTCCTGCCCAACCTGAATTTGGCTGCACGACAGCCTCAGCAGTATGTGTCGTGGGAAAACTCTTTACTCTTATCTTGGTTCCACGCTGAAAGCCTTGAGCGGCTTTGCGAGCGTTGCGTTCAACTTTGCAATCAATACCAAGGATTTCATAAGTCTTAGCGAGTAACGTCACAAAAACTCCATCTTTGACACCCGAGGCATTAAGGGACGCAACATTGCTGCTACCGCACCTCTTTTTGGACACGCTGCGATACGTCAAAGTTGGTGGCTTCTTCCGATCATTGAGACTAAAGAGCAAGAAACCAACCAAATAAGCGATACCTTGAGCACTGAAGTTGGTTGGACGCCCCTTTTTTATGGGTCGGAACTTCTGCGCAACGACGCACGATTTCGCGTCATCGAAAGCTACCAACTCCGAAATAATCATGTCTATCGACATCAGTGATAACTGATCCGTTGTCTTTAGCCCAGTGTCATGCAGCGCCTGGCGCAACTGAGTCTCTCTGATCGCTCGAAGTTCTGCGCCAAGAAGATGGTTTGACATATAGCCCTCCCTGCAAACAAATAGGTGCGTACCTAGTGCACCTCAGCGTCTGACAAAGTCAGCCATCACGTGAAGTCCTGCATCTAAGCCATGCCTTATTTTCGGAGAAATTGCAAAACCTAGTTGTTTAAGCTAAAAAAAAGCAAATTAAGTTTTTAGCAACGAACTCAATGACCATCAACACTTAAAAAATCAGGATCAACTAGATTTTTCAGTGGCATATTCAATGCAACCGCAAATGAGGCCATGTTGTTAATAGAAACATTGCGCCGCCCTTTTTCGACCCCAGAAACATAGCTTCGACTCATTTGAGCCATATTTGCGAGCTCTTCTTGCGATATGCCGCGCATATGCCTACAAACGCGCAAATTACGAGCAAAAGTTTGCCTCATTGACCCTTGGTGGTCATTCTCGCTAACAGGGGATTCAGGGGTGTTTTTCATCACCTAAGAGCTTCCAACATCGCCCGAAACTGAACAACTCCACAAGAGATACATATGGCACACTATGAGTGACATTAATTAAATTTAAATGCGATTAATGTCACTCAAAACTTATTAAAGCCAACAAGGAAGCAGTTATATGACCAGTCGCTCTATGTACGAAAAACCCATTCGAGCTCTTATGAGAGACATGGTGAAAGAGTTCGGGTTGCAGCCTGGTCAGATCATCAGCTCGGATCAAGTAGTTAATTGGTTTTCGACGCACTACGGAAAACTGAAAAGTTCTGGCATCAAAGCACACCTTGTCATGATGAGTACGAACGACAAGAATCGCATTCACTACACAGACAAGCCCGAAAACGATCTCTTTTTCAAAATAGGAACAGGGCAATTTCGTCTGTATGAACCCAACAAGGATCCAGCACCAATTCGCAAAACCACGCCCGTTGATGAGTCAGATTCGAAGTCTGAGAACGGGGGCGAAGAAGACTATGACGATCAAGGTGGTTTTGGGACAGACAGGGAGTTCGCTTACGAGCGAGACCTGCAGTCATATCTAGCGAAAAATTTAGATCAAATCGAACCTGGACTCACGCTGTATGAGGACGAGCTAAGCAGTGGCGTTGAATATCCAGCTGGACGCCGCCGTATTGATATCTTGGCTCAAGATAAAAATGGATCTTTGGTCATCATCGAATTGAAAGTAGCACGAAGCTATGACCGAGTAGTTGGGCAAATATTGAACTACGTTAGCTGGGTCAAAGAAAATTTAGCGGAGCCAGATCAAAAAGTACGAGGCATTATTATTGGCCGAAAAATTACCGAGGATCTTCAGCTCGCGTGCTTGTACATCTCTGATTTAACCCTCATGGAATATGAACTTTCTGTGACATTGAAAACTGTAAGCACAGAGAGCAAACGGATGAAAAATTAGAGCCATTAAGGTCGATTTAAGGCTGGGTACGGTTCGGTGTTTGGTGAACTAACGGCAATTTCTCATGTAAACAGTCGTTCGACATGCGAGACTACCAATCTCAATCGCTTGATGGAATGCCAATGAAGAAAATTGACTCCGGTCCATTCAATGAGCTGGTGGGTAAGGATATCTTTGAGCTGATCATCGATCTCGCGCCGACTAAGGTGCGCACTAGGGTCGCGAAATCACTTGAGCATTACACCAAGGCTGCTCGTCTTGTCGGCGTCGACGATGAGATGGGAGTCATCCGGCTCATTGCCGCCGAAGAAGAGCTGGTTGTGGCCATCTTCGAATGGTTGAAGCTAAACGCTGTACACATGCCACATCACAAGGACTTCATCGGCATGTACAAGAACCATGTCGTGAAGCTGGCTTTCTACCCGGTGCTGTCTCAGCTGGGTTGGGTCTTGGCGGAGTTTCTTGAGCACGGCATCACCCTCAATGGACTCGAGGACGTGCTCCACTGGTCTGTGTCGGTTGTCCGTCATGAAGAACGCGTTGTCATGCGGATATTGGATAAGACGGGGAAACACCTCTTGGATGCCAATCCACTCAACGTCGCTATCACGCTTGAAGATGAGAACGAAGCCGTAGTCGTCGATTCGCTGTATGAGCAGTTCAGCGGTGAAATCGCGCGCCAGACGCGATTGAGTGTCCGGCAGTTCGTAATGACGCGTGCCGACTTCAGGAACAAAATACTGTACGCCGAGGACGGCGGCACTGCATCGATGGCCGAGCCTCTTCAGGAACTCATCGACAAGGTGTTCTCGCGAACCGTTCGGGATCTTCTTTGGGTGCTCGCGCTTTTGTTAACCAATAAGCCCACCGCGAAAAGCTGGGGACTCATCAGCCAATTCGTAGGCCTCTACCGCAAGGTTCTGACGGAGTCTAAGGTTTTGAAGGATTCAGTGACCTGATCCGTGTTGGCGCTAACTGGTACGGGTGTTGAGTGGCGGGATTCGTTGCACTCCGGCCCGCTCTCGGCGCATGGGGATTTTCAAATTTCTGGCAGTCATCAACGGTACTGCAACCCGTCCTGTTACATTGTCTTCATAACTGGGTTTTTGATAAGGGATGGGAAATATGATGGCCATTATTCCTAAGCCGCACGAGCCACAGCTGCCCCTGGACTTGATGTCATGATGCGCGAAGCAATCTTCATCAGCCATGCCACGCCAGAAGATAACAACTTCGTCAGTTGGCTCGGCTCCAAGTTGGAGCTGGCTGGCTACGAGGTTTGGCATGACTTGGCGCGCCTCAAAGGCGGCGACTACTTCTGGGACAAGATCGAGGCGGCGATCCGCAATGACTCTTTCCGCTTCGTCGCTGTCGTTTCCAAGGTAGCAGTCGGCAAGCAAGGCGTCAAGAATGAGTGGGCCGTTGCCGACACCGTCGAGCGTAGCGTGCCTGGCTTCATCATCCCGGTGCGCATCGACGACATCCCGTTTGGCGATGTGCCGATCACTCTGCACCGCAAGAACCTGCTCGACTTCACTGGCGGCTGGCACACGGGCTTGGCCGCGCTGGTGGATACTCTGGAAGAAGCCAAAGCGCCAAAGGTGTCCAGCCCAGACCCTACGCTCGCGCGCCATTGGCTCCCCGAGCTCAAAGAAGGTGCCATCGTCAGGACCGACGCCAAGGAGACGCTCGATTCGACCTGGTTGCCAATCCTCGCGCTGCCTCCGGCGATCGAGACCGCGCGCATCCTCGGCAAGGACCGCGAGATCAAAGTGACCGAGGAGAACCGTAAGCTGCCATGGTTCGAGCACGAGGACCGCATAGTCGGATTCGCCAAAGGCGCCGACCTGGTGCAATTGATGGCCAAGTCTGTCATGCTCAAAGCGGCCAATGCCGCCGACACGTCCACATTCCTCAATGAGGGATCGACGCTAGGCGACAAGGAAGTCCCTTGGTGGGAGGCGCGCAGGCGTGTCGGTAACCTGGTGCGCCAGGCTTGGGAGCTGGCCATGGAAGCCAAGGGCTTCGCCAGTGTGTATCAGTCCGGGGGACGGCGGATTTTCTATGTAACGCCAGAACTCACGGGAGGCCGGGGCAAGTATGTGCACTATGAGGACTTCGACAGCAAAAAGCGCATCAAGGCCTTGAACGGCAAAAGCGAGAAAAGGGGTGCGTGCTGGGCCTACGGAGTCGGCATGGTGACGAGCTTCGACGACCCGTGGCGCGTCGAGCTGCGCCACGCGGTGATCTTCACCGACGACGACGACAAGCCGCTCGAAGACGCCTTGAAGGCCCACCGCCTGCGCCGTGGTTTTTGCAAAAATTGGTGGAACGAGCAGTGGCGCACGCTCATGCGAGCCTTCCTATGGCTCGCATCCGAAGGCGGCGCCGAGCTGGTCCTGCCGGTGGGGTCTGACCGCGAGATCAAGCTTGGCTCGACTCCCATCCAGTTCGATGCGCCGTGCGGCCTCTCGGACGTGGAGCAGATCGTCGATGCCGATCCTGTGGACGCGATCAACGAGGAGGAGGCCGCCCTCGAAGAGGACGGGCAGGAGGACGGCGCGCCATGACCTTCAATTCCCGCTTGATCGAGATCGCAGAGCCTGAGTTGCAATTCGCCTTCGACCAGGCCATGGCGCATCCGAAGGATGGCCTTTCGCTCTACGGGCCACTAAAAGGGCCACTCACGGGCGGGCGCCTGCGCATTGGCGTCGTCGCCACCGCCCGAGGCCGCCGCCTTTATGGCAAGTTTTCTGAGCGCCTAGCCAAGCCGATCGCCCCGGCCATCGCGGATAACCCGAATCACACGCTTTTCCCCGGTTTTCAGGCAATTTTCGGCGCCGAGTGGCCCATGGAGCCAGCGGCCTACATAGAGGTCAATCCTGTGGATTTGGACGCGGCCATCAGCATGCCCGATCGGTACCAGGCGATCCACAAGGCAGTGTCGCTGTATTCGGACGCCATCGCCGAGCACTTGCGCGACGCCGCCGAGGCTCACATCGACCTGTGGATGGCGATCGTGCCCGAGGATGTCTACAAATACTGCCGCCCGCAGTCGAAGTCCAAGAAGGGCGGCTCGGAGGCGCCGGCTGCGCCTGTCGCGCTCATGGACAAGAAGCAGGCGACTCGGCTGCTGACCAACGAACCAGGCCTGTTTGAGGAGGATTCGCAGTCGGCGGAGATTTACCTCTACGAGCTCGACTTCCACAACCAGCTCAAGGCCCGGCTGTTGGAGCACAAGGCCTCGGTCCAGGTGGTGCGCGAGACCACGCTCGCGCCGGAGGAATTCCCCAACGCTCTTGGCAAGCCTCTGCGTGCCTTGCAAGACTCCGCGACATTAGCGTGGAATCTGGCCACGACCTGCTACTTCAAGGCAGGCGGCAAGCCCTGGCAGCTCGCAAACGTCCGCCCCGGCGTCTGCTACGTTGGTGTCGTCTTCAAGCAAGACGCCTCGAACCCCGAGCCTGGCATGGTCTGCTGCGGCGCTCAGATGTTCCTGGATTCGGGCGACGGCGTGGTGTTCAAGGGCACTCCGGGGCGCTTCAAGTCCGACAAAGAGGATGACTTCCATCTGCCCAAGGACAAGGCCAAGGCGTTGATGTCGCTGGTGGTCGAGGCCTACCGCAAGGGACATGCTGGTGCGGCGCCCAAGGAGCTGTTCATTCATGGCAAGACGCGCTTTTCCAAAGACGAGTGGGAGGGATTCCGCGAGACGGTGCCACCTGAAACCAATGTGGTCTGCGTGCGCATCCGCGAGGACTCCGGCGTCAAGCTCTATCGGCACGGCCCCAGCGCGATCACGCGCGGCATGGCGTGGGTGAAGTCCGAGACGCGCGGCTACCTTTGGACCAAGGGCTATGTCCCGAGGCTTCAAACCTACGCTGGCCGCGAGGTACCAAGCCCGCTGACCATCGAGATCGCCCGAGGCTATGCCGACATCGAGCAAGTCATGGGCGACGTGCTGGGCCTGACCAAGCTCAATTACAACGCGTGCATCTATGGGGACGGGGTCCCCGTGACGCTGCGCTTTGCCGACTCGGTCGGCGAAATTCTCACAGCGGCGCCTCGTAAGAGCGAGCTGCCCCCACTGCCGTTCCGCTACTACATTTGATAGTCTCTTTAGACTTAGTTGAACGACGACCGCTCAAGGTCAGGTAGCGGAAGTAAGTACGTCAATGACCAACGACAGCAATCACTGCAAATCAGTTTTATTCAACAGTTGGGTCAAGCAGTCTCAACGGCGACCAAGCGCGCCGAACTGCACTCATCGCGTATTGCTTTTAGACCTTGATAAATGGGGCCTTGGTAGAAGACCTCCCAAGCCTCAATGGACGGGAACTCCAAAATGACTATTCGTCTTGGCTGCCAGTCCCCTTCGTATACGCGATGCTCACCTCCACGAGTCAAGTAGTTTGCCCCTGCATTTGCCAGCGCCGGTTTCACTTGATTCATAAAATCTTGATACCGAACTGGATCTCGAATTTCCACGTCAAAAATCACATAAGCAGACATACAAACTCCTATAAATCAAGCGAACCAGTCCACTGCAATCCCCAAGATTACCTCGGCTAGTTTTACGGCACTCCCGCGCATAAGTGGTGTTTATATCCTCAAAGGCGAAGGAAGACAGTCGCACATAAGCGACTGTTTAGCGAAATAACTTGATACATATCGGAAACAGAGCGGTACTACTTGAACCACGCAACGGTTGCGTGAAATTCAATAGGAGCACCCATGAAAAGCAAAACCTCAGCCCCCGTAAAAGCCAAGAGGTCAGCCACGTCTCAACCGCCTGCAAAACAACAAAGCAAGCAATCGCAAATCATCGAACTACTTAAAAAGAAAACTGGCACCTCGATTGAGGAGATGATGGTTCTCACCGGCTGGCAGGCTCATACGGTCAGAGGCATCATCAGCGGAGCCCTTAAGAAACGTCTTGGCCTCAACGTTGTGAGCACGGTGTCTGGTTTGAACGGTATTCGTATCTACCGAATCACAGAGATCAAGACATCATGAGCACCGTGATGGAGATGCGCGCCAAACGCATTGAGCTTGATCAGAAGTGGACAAAGGCATTTGGCAGTCAGATCCCTAAGCACATTCAATACAAGTTGATTCAATTGGCTTTGTCATGGCATCAACAAATGCAAGCTAGCGAATATTGGAAAGGCTCAATCGGAGCCGCTCGACTATCTCGATGCCTCAAACAGACAACGCCACTGATCACATTAAGCCCCGGCACTCGACTGATGCGAGAGTGGCAAGGCAAAGTTCATCAGGTGACAGTTCTGGTCAAGGGCTTTGAGCATCAAGGTAAGACCTACTCCAGTCTTAGTGCGATTGCTAGAGAGATCACAGGCACTGCTTGGTCAGGGCCACTTTTCTTTGGGTTGAAGCCATGACCAAAGCAGTCACAAGGGTGAGTTCAATACCCTGCGCAATCTACACACGTAAATCCTCAGAGGATGGGCTTGAGCAAGACTTCAATTCATTAGATGCACAGCGTGAGGCTTGTGAAGCCTACATCGTGAGCCAACGCTCTCTGGGATGGATTAACTCACCCGTCATCTATGACGATGGTGGTTTCTCAGGCGGAAATACAGATCGCCCTGCCCTTCAACAGTTACTTGCTGATGTCAAAGCCAAACGAATTAAAGTCATCGTGGTCTACAAGGTAGATCGGTTGACTCGATCATTAGCCGACTTTTCTAAGCTTGTGGAGTTGTTTGATGAATACGGCGTGTCCTTTGTATCCGTGACTCAGCAATTCAACACAACGACCTCTATGGGACGGTTGACATTAAACGTGCTGCTGTCATTTGCCCAGTTTGAGCGGGAGGTGACTGCTGAACGTATTCGGGACAAGATTGCCGCATCAAAACGCCGCGGCATCTGGATGGGTGGTTTAGCTCCTATCGGATACCTCCCTAAAGATAGAGCTTTGTGTATTCACGAAGAAGATGCCATCCGAATTCGTGAGATTTTTAAGCTGTATCTTGACCTTGGATGCGTGCGGCAGCTTAAGGATGAGTTAGATGCGCGTGGTTGGAAAACGCCAGCAAGAACAACCAAACGCGAAGGGGCGATGGGTAATCGGGAGTTCAGTCGTGGCCACCTATACAAAATCCTGAGTAACCCCGTCTATATAGGACAGATTGTTCACAAAGATGAAGTCTTCCCCGGTAACCACCCTGCCCTGATTGCCCCTGAAATATGGCATGCGGTACAAGAACGATTGACTGCGAATCTGCAGTCATACCGCAATCGCAAGAATGCTATGAATCCAAGCTTGCTAGCAGGGCTCGTATTTGATGCAAACGGATGCCACCTCACACCAACTCATTCGAAAAAAGGCAAACGCAGATATCGCTATTACGTGAGCAATGAACTTCACCAAGGATCGGCTGAAGATGTGGATGGATTGCGAATTCCTGCACAAGAGCTTGAAGGTGCGGTGCTTCAAGGTCTGAAATCATTTCTTACGGATGATTCAAAACTTTTGGACTGGCTCGGCTCAACCCAAGTTGGGGACTCCAACAGTAAAGACATCAAAGCGACCTTGGAATTCGCGAAGCAGCATGCTCTTAATCTCCAAAGCTCTCCGATTGAAACCTTGAACAAGATTTTGAACGAAGTAGTTATACATGAGGACAAAGTCGAAATTGGAATCAAGCCATCGGTTCTAACTAATGCCGAGGGAAGTGACGAGTCATTTTGGATCTCAGTACCTGTGGAACTCAAACGATGCGGCATGGCCATGCGATTAATCGTGAATGGCCCTGAAGACCAAGTTCGCAAACCAGATCTGAAGTTGCTTGCTTTGATTGCTAGAGGACATATTTGGTTTAAAAGGCTCCGAGATGGTGATGCAGATAGCTTGGCCATGATTGCTAAAGAGGAGGAAGTCACTGTGAACTACGTCTCTAGGCTTTTGTTAATGGCCATGCTGGCACCAGACATCGTTGAGCGAATTTCCAAAGGGGAGCACCCTCCCCAACTGACCGCTAAAAAGCTCATCAGCCATTTACCGCTTCCCGCAGACTGGGCTGAGCAAAGAAAACTGCTTGGGGTACCCGAAAGGTAGACCACCACTCAAAAGACCGAATAAAGGGCGCTGCGGCGCCCTTAGTCATTGCCCAAACAGAGAAAGCAGGCTAGTGAAAGTATGGACTGCCTGAAACGGCTTCTGAGAATACGGGGAGAAAAAGAGCTAAATCAGCTCTGAAATGGCGATATTTGGAATTCAGAGAAAGCGATCGCGCCCCGCAAGCCCGCACGGTGTGGGACTTCCAAAGAAAAAGCCCCTGATTACTCAGGGGCTCAAACTAGCTGGCGGAAACGGAGGGATTCGAACCCTCGATGAGGCTCTACACCCCATACTCCCTTAGCAGGGGAGCACCTTCGGCCACTCGGTCACGTTTCCAGCAGGTGCGTATTATGCACGAACTTAGGC